TGTTAGGGCCAAAGCCGGCGATCCCCGGCACTCCAGCAAGCCCGACTAGGGCGATCCGGTTTGCAGCATCCACCACGCGAAAATCAGCAGTGCCGGCAACGGTCAGCGGGCTTGACGGGATCACCCCTATGCCGACCTTGCCGTCACCGTCAATCTGAAAATCTTCGCGGTCGGCGTCCGTGGAATTGACTATTTTAAAGACACCATTTTGGTTCTGCAGGCGGAAGAAATCACCCGTAGTGTCGTGCATCTCCAGGCGGCAGTCGGTGCTGGTGATCCTGACCGAGCCATTGACCTCCAGTGCCTGCTGCGGGTCAGCCGTAAATATGCCGACCCTGCCAGCGTCTGTAATTACTACAGAGCTGTCTTTGAGCAATTTGCCAGTTACACCATCCCACCTTGCAACAGCGTTTGCAGTAGCCCCGGAAGGCCCCACCACGTCACCCGATCCCGCAGCCGCCATCAAGTTCTGCAGCGTAACTTTTTTCTTCTTCCAGCTATCTGCTGAGTCCTCGAGCACAAAAAGATCCGCATTGACCGGAGTGGTCTTTTCAGCCTGCGAATGGATCTCTTGTCCGGACCAGCCAAACGGTCTTATGGGAGTCAACATGGGCTACATTCCATTCCATTTTCTGATGTTTTCAACCGGGATACCGTTGATTTTCGCGGGCTGAATGCCGTTGATCTTGCCGCCCCATTTCCATTCCCATGATACCCGCAATTTCGCTCCATAACTTGCCCCACCATCTCTTTGGTATACATCGTAAATACCACCACTACCATTTTCCTTAACTACAACCATTAATGCATTATCATCGGCCCGTCCTGGCCTATCTATAACTTCCTGGACTGCATCTTTAAAATCTGGCGAGTCATTCCATGTGTTTTGTGTCCAAACATCATTTGTGAACCAACTAGTGCTATGGGCTGTCAAAATCAATCCATCTGCTTCGGTTGCATCTGTTGGAGCAACTGCATCATCTGCATCATTACAGTAAATATTTGCGCTTAAAGAACCAGACAGTGTATTATATGAATAGAGAGATAAAATAGCAGAGAGGATAACTGCCCCTGTCGGTATGCCCACATTTTCAAATCTGAAGAAATTGTGACAATGGTCAGTAAACAGAGACCCTAGTAACATATTTGCAGATGTTGCATCAAAAGTGCTACCATACCAGTAACCATCATCAGCATTAGTCAAAATTTGTCTCTCGGTGTTCATACAATCCTCGCAAGGTTTCTTCTGCTTTAATGACGGCAAAACCCCCATCATGTAAAGATCCATCATATCCGCCTCGGCCATCATTCCCAGCGGCAAAACGGCAGCCAAACCCTTCAAAAACTCTCTTCTTTTCATAACGGCTCCTTATGGTTTGATTGACAAAACGAGCCATTATGCCGTGCTGTCGAACAATTTGCAAATCGCGGATATCAACCATCATGCCACCACCTCGGCATAGTCCATGCTCGGGCTGAGAAAAATCGTGTTCTGTGCAAGCACTCTGCCTTCTATCACCACAATGTGTCCGGATGTCGCCGGCCTGGTCAGCGTGATCGCACCAGCGGTCGAGGCATACACTTTCTTTCCTTTGTCCGCTGCTGCCTGGCCCCAGCCGTCGTTTCTAACTATGCCGAAAAGAAGCACGGTAATCGCCGCATTGAGGGCCGCACTGGCAACAACCATGCCCATCGGCACATTCTCTTTGTAGGTCGCGTTGGTGTTATCGTATTTGAACCACTTATTGGCCCCAGAAACATCACGGCAATAAACAAGCTGCCACTGAGTCAGCGCCTCACCGGCTACCCCCGACATGGTGAGCCCCTGGAACGTGTCGTCCGCGTCTGGGGTATCGTCCAGATTGATATTGTTTATTCCGCGCAGCAATGCAGGGAGGCTAATCACAGGATTGCCGGAGACTCCATTGCCGTTTGTAACAACAATCTGATCTGCGGTGCCGGTAATGGTTCTTGCAGCAACCGTTGCGGCAGCCGTTCTGGCAACCAGCCCGTTAGTGTCAAGATTGTGCAAAGCCAGGGCTTGTCCGGTAAGACCAATGGTCCGATTCGCCGTCAAATCCCCACATCCGGTTATGCCGGCTCCGTTAACCAGTGCCCTTGAAGCAGGAGCATAGTAAGAGCCATGCTGACCGTCCAAAAGGTCTGCGTTCAGGTTTGTAACAAGGGTTGTTTCTGCGACCTGAACGGCGATTTCGTTGCCATTGATGGCAATGCCGAACCCAGCAGTAAGCCGGTTTCCGCTCCATCCGATTTGTACCGTTGGGATAATCATTTAATAAATCCTCGTTCTACTCACTCCCGGGAAAGCACTGGTCGGGAGCGGCCCATCAGGAAAGCGCAGCTTGCAATCGGACAGCCTCCTTCCGCAACGATCGAATGCACCGGTTGTCGATTCCCCTTTTGCGTTCCAATAATTGACCCCGCTGTAAGGGCAGGTGGCCTTGGCGTAGCTGAATCCCGTGCCGGTCCAATATCTGTAGAAATGGGTGCAGGTGTCGCGCAAAATCTGCCTTCTTGGTAGCTTTTGCCCCTCGTAGTCAAGCACGGAGGAAAGTTCCCACTCGATCAGGTGCTTGTTGTGAGCACTTTTCCTTTGCACCACATAGAGGTCGGTCGGGAAATGAGCGTTGGGGTCCGGCGTTGAGCCGTTATCGAAATATTTCTTTAATGTTCTCCACCTGGTTACATGGCTTCCAAGCAGATCGCCGAAGCCTATAATGGCCGCAGACATCGCCTTATTGACATTTGAGATGCGAAGCTTCGGGGTGGGCAGCGTGCCCTGACCAGACACTTCGAAGCCCTCTGCCTCTATATCGATCGGGGTATAGGCGTTGCCACGCCATCTTGCGACCTCGTTTTGCGTCAAAATGGCCTGCACGAAATGATACACACCCCCTCCAAGCATCGTGGTATCGAGGTCGAACAACGTGATAAATTCGCCCACATCGGGCTTTTGTATGTCGCTCGCTATCGGCATTAACAATTCCCCGGCAATTCAAAATTCAAAATTCAAAATTCAAAACTCTCTTAAACCAGGTCGAAAACCTGCATGAAGGATGCGCTCATGTTGAACACCCCGGGCGCAACCGGCGTCGGCGCAGACCATTTTTCACACACCCAGAGCACCGGTTGCGATCCGCCCGGGTTGGTCCAGTAAAACGCCTGCCAGCCGCCGCGCAAGTTGAGGAACCCCCAAATAGTCGAGGCTTCATCCCAGGTGAGATTTTCCCACACCAGGCTCCAGCTGGTGACGACGTTGTTGATGCCGTCCCCCGCGCGCTGCTCGTAGCCGTCCCCGAAGCCGGATTTGAGCACCCGGGCGCTCGTTTCTCCGCTCGATCCTTTGTAGGTGGGGCCGGGCACAGTGCTTGGAAACGTTTCAGGCATATGCTCAACTCAAAATTCAAAACTAAAAACTAAAAACTCTCAAATTCCCCGATTCAAAATACCGCCTGGCCGGAGCTGCTCGGTCAGGTATCTGTTGAATTCGGCTTTGACGCTTTGGCCGATCAGATTGCCCAAAGCCTTTGCCGAGGCCGCATCGGTTGCGCCGCCCATCGCTCCGGCCGGCAGGTTGACATTGATATTCGTTGCAATGGGCACACCGCGCGCCTTGCCCGCATCTCGCTTCGAGATCACTTCCTCTCCGCGCTGCAGGATGGCCGGAAATTCATCCGCCGCCAGGCCGGAATGCAGCCTCGGGGCGAATGCGAAAACGGCCGGGTTGACCATCTTGGAACCCGCCGCGTCGCGGCCGACCACCCCGCCCTGGTGGAAAATCTTGGAGCCGATGAACCCGAACAGGCCGCCCATCTCGCCGGTGGTGGCGAAGCTCCCGAACAGCCACTTGGCGAGATAGCTCGAGAGGATGTCCGAAGCCATGCGCGCCAGCATGTCGCCGAACGCTGCGCCGATGTCGTCGTAGCGCCTGGTCAAGTAATTATAGATGCCGTCCCCCAGGGCCGACTGTACGTTTCGCGCGGCCTGGATGGCGAACTGGCTCATCTCGTCGGTGGTTTTTTTGAGCTCGTTCCTGGCTTCCTGGGCCGCCGATGCAATGGCATTGAAGGTGCCGCCCGTGCGGATGCCGACATCGCCCCCGACCAGCGTGCCGAAAAAATCCTCCTGGTACTTGGCCGCTTGCTGTGCCTGGATGGAAAGCAGCTCGTCCACCGATATGGCCTTGAACTGCTCCTTTTGCAGCTTTTCGAGCGCGAGGTTGAACTGCCCGGTGGAAATCAGCTTGGCATCCAGAAAGGCCTGGTACTTGCTCGTTTCTTCGGCATAGATCTCGGCCGGCGTGCGCAGGGTTTCGATCAGCTGTCTGGCTTCGCTCTCCAGCCTGGAGAAGGAATCGAGCGCCTTCCTTGCCGCTCCGCTTGCCCTGCCGCCGAACCCTTCCGCCTGAGTGCCCGCGCCTTGTAACGAGGCGCCGAGGTTGGTGGCCGCCTGGCTGACCTTGTTCAGCCCCTCCTCGGCCGCAGGGCTGTAACCCGGCCAGTGACCGGTTCGGTTATACGACTGCTGAGTGAAGATCGCGTTCAGCCGGGCGTTGTTTTCCGCCCGCTGCCGCTCGATGTCAGCCAGGATGGCCGCCGTGGTGGTCGGCCCCGATGGACCTGGCACGGGAACCTGACCAGCGCCGCCGGCAACCCCCTCGCCGCCGAAAAAATACAGATCGGGAATCCAGTTGGTTGCCGCCCTGGCGATCGCTTCCGTTACCCGGTTGAAGGCGTTTACCGCCAGTTCGACGAATTTGTCCCAGGCATCGCTCCAAAGCTTCGCCAAATCGACATTCCCGAGCTCCCACAGGTATAAGAGAAAGTTGTCCAGCTTGAGGCTGGCGATCTCGACATATTCTTCGACCTTGAGCCCTGCTATTTCCCATTCTTTGATCCAGTCGTATAGGGTGAAGCCGGCCACCGTCACTATAATTCCGGCAATCGCGGCGGCCAGCCAGGCGACCGGTCCCCCGGCGGCGACCGCGGCGGCCGCCATTTCGGATATCTGTAGGGCGATACCGCTGAACAGCGTACCGACATAGGCCAAATTGGCCGCGGCAAATGCCTTGAGGAAGGTAACGGTCGAGGCCATCCCCCTAATGGCGGTCGCACTCGCAATCACTCCCAGGCTGAAGGCCAGCACATCGCCGGTGATCTCGCTCAGGATAGGATGAGCGCTGGTGAAATTGGCGATGGCCGCCGACAGATTGCGCACGCTGTTAACCGCCCCGGAGACCAGCGCATCGATACGGCTCATCTGCTGGAGAAACCCTTCATTCACCCGGATTCGGCCCGCTTCCTCGTTCACGCTCACCAGCGATCGCTGCACGTCGGCAAGCAGTGCCTTGACGGACTCGAAGGTATCCTCCAAGCCCGTGCCCATCGCCAGCGAGAAGGCGTCCTTCAAGTTGGACAGCCTGGTGCTGAAATTGTTCGCCGCCTGCTCCGCCCCCTTGCTGGTCTGGGCAAAGGCGGCCATGACTTCGTTATAAAGCTTCCCGCTGTCGATCAGCTCTTTGATCCTGGCATTGGTGATCCCGGCGGCCTCCATCAGGGGCTTGAGCAGCGTGATCCGGTCTTGCATGTTGCCGGTCAAGATCGCCCGCGATTCCTCTGCCAGGTTGTGCAGCGGCACATTCATGGCGGTTGCCGCCTGCACCAGCGCGGATGAGTACTTCACCACCTGCGCGGGATCGAAGGCGGCCTTGGTAGCCGGAACCAGGCTTTGTTGATAGGCCCTCGATATTTGGTCAAGCGTTGCGGCGGTCTTCAGGTTGGCGATCTGCAGCTGCTCCTGGATTCCTCCCGCTTGCGCCTGCGCCGCCGTCCATGCGTCCTCGCCCTTAAGCACCCGCCCGAGACCGTCCCGGTAGCTTTGCGTGGTGGCCAGCAATGAGGTTATGGCCAGGCGGGTATCCTCGAGCATCGAGTTGAAAGCAAACCCTTCCTGAATCGCTTGCTTGAAGCCGAACAAGCCACCGGCCGGAGCTCCGTAGCGCATGAGTGTTCCGGCGACCGATTGCGCGGTGCCGTTTAGCCGATTGAGGGTCTTCTCATAGGCCAGTGTTGCGTTTTTCAGCAGATTAAATCGTTGCGAAACTAGATCGCGGGCTGTTATAATGACTTCAACTTGATTCTTAGCCATAATCAACAACCTTCCAGCATGGAGGTGTTCATGATTGCTTTGCTGATAATCGTCGGCCTGATCTGCTTGTTTCTCATGGCCATTTCACCTCTTACCCTGGTGCCAGCGGCGGTCTATCTCGTTTTCATCGGCGCCGCCTGCATTCACTATCTGGTCCCCGCAATGCCTTTCTGGCTCGTGTTTGGGACCGCCTCAGTCATCGCCGGCGTCGTCTGGCGCGAGGACCGAAAAAATCAGGCTTAGCGCCTGCGCTTCCTTGTTCTGCTGATCATCGATCCCCCCTGCTTCGAGCGGCATTCTTAAGCTTTTGACCATCATCGCGTCCTCGATGAGCAGCATGGTCTCGGTGCTGATTAGATCGACAGGACAGCAGCGGTGCTCCTCGCCATTAATCTCCAAAATCTCGTATGGATTGCCCTCATCCACTTCACGGCAGCCTCTCTCCCGTTGCAGTCCATTGTCTCTGCACTCAGGACACGACCAAAACCGCTTGGCCTTGATCAGGTCGAGTGCCAGCATCAGTTTTTTGTTTCTTCCTCGGACAGAAAAGTCAGCTTCAAGATATCGTTGAAAAGCTGCAGAGCTGAGGCATAGAAGAGCTCGTCAACATCTTCGGGCTTGATGCCGACGCACTCGTAAACCTGGTCCATCACGTCATCAAGGCCGTCGTCATCCAGCCTGGTGAAGTTGATGCCGGCCCGCTTCAGCCGTTTCACGTCGCGGCGCTTGAGGCCGCTGATCTTGAACTTTTTGCCTTCCAATTCTACCTTTTTCACTATTTTACCTCCGTGTCTCTATTCGAACTCAATCAGAATCTCATCGTTCCCGGCATTGCGTGCCAGCTTGAAGCCCACGTCGTAGGTCATGATGCCGTCTCGGTCTCCGTCCGCCAATCCGTCGTATTGCATCTTCGGCGCCGTGACCTTTACTTTGTTGCCGGCCGCGGTGCCTATGGGACCCCAATTGAGCGCCACCGCCGTGGCTGACTTCCAGTTGGCCCAAAACGCATGGGTCGCTTCCAAAACTGCTTCAGGGTCGAGGCTTCCGCCCGGCTCGCGCGCGGTGATGACATGCCCGAGCAGCCCGGTTGGAGCATCCATGCTGCGGCGCTGCGAGACGGTGTTATTGAGAGACAGCTCGATTTTCGTTGCCTTTGCCTGGTATCCGCCCATTGTGAGGCCGGCCGAAACGATGGTGGGCGGCTTCACGGTGGATAGCGTCGGAGTCGGGTTTTCCACGTCGCTCGGATCGATCCAGAGGCCGTACATATCGAATTTCACCGCCCCGAATTTACCGACCTCGCCGATAATGGACATCGTGCCCCGGCAGTCTGTCAGCGGACGGAAAAGTCCGTGCCGGTACACATAGATCGTACAGCACGGCTGCTCGTCTACATCGAAGCTCTCCGGCGCATAGGATATCTTCGTTCCCGCGGATACGGTTTCCTTCAGGCCGCAGGACTGCAGCAGCGGGCTGAGCCACCCCCATGCGGGCAGCGCTCCGGCGGATCCGGGTCCGACCAGCTCGGTTTCGAAGCTGCACTGCCAGTACCTTTCGCCTCGCACAAATTCGTCCGGCGACAAATCGTCCCGGTAAAAGTCGCGCTTGAGTGCTTCCCCCACCGGCCGCAGGCTCAAGTCCCTCACGCGCAGCGCGTTGGCTGTGGGCGTGGGAACAGGGTCGACGCCAAGCTCTTCCTGCAATTTCACCAGCACTACCGTTTTTCTAGTCAGCATCTACTACCCTCCTCATTCCACCCGTTCGCGCGCCTCGATGGTGAGCACCGCGCAGTGGCAAAGCACCTTGCCGAACAGACGCGGCTCGATTTTTTCAACTTGCATCGGCCCGCTGTCGAGCACCGTGTCGTTTAGCGTATCGACATCCTGGAAAGCATCCAGGATCGCCTCCACCAGGTTCCGGAAGGCGAGCTCGGAAGCCGCCGCATCGTTTAAGCCGTAGTAGCCGCGCAGCACAAAGTCGTGTTTGCGCAGCACGGTCGGGATAAACTCGCGCTCCACCGGGATCTTGCGCAGTCCAATGGTCCAACCGTTGATCCTGCCGTCGGCGTCCTTGAAAAACTCCAGGAACTTCCCCCATTCGGCGGCAAACCGTTCGTATTCATGCACCACTCCGATGCCCGGCACGGCCTCCAGAATCGTCTTGATCTCCGCCGTGATCTCAGCCAGTCCCACTCTCAAGCCTCCTTGCCACCCGTGCGGCAATCGATACCAATTCCTGCATGATCCAGCCGTCCAGCTCCTCTTTGGTCCGCTCGAACATGTGCGCGCCTTCGGTGCCGTACCAGGCGATCTTTTGCGCGATCAGGTAGGCGACCCCCATCGAATCCTCGCGCGATACCCCAAGCTTTCTTTCCGCCCACAGCGCAATCGGCTCGAGAGGCGGCATTTTGCCGGGCCGCCTGCCAAGCTCCACCACTTCGCCATATCCGATGGGCGTGCCGATCACCGCCGCCATGCCCTGGCCGATGGTTACCACCTCGCCGTGAATCGATCCCGCCAGCCCCCCTTGAGCGCCCACGCCGCGCGGAGTTTTTTCAACGACTTCCTTTTCCACCCGCGCCGCGATCGCGCCGAGCACCGTGCGCATTTCCCGGCGCACCACCTCCGGAGCAATCTTCTCCAGTCGTTCCAGCTCTCTCAGGTTGACGGCAATCTCCAGCCTCATCCTTTATCTCCATCGCCGCGGGTGGGTCAGCCAGTCCCGGCCGTGCGGGTAGCCCGTGTCCCAATCCTGCGTCACGCAGGCGGGCTTCGGGCCGCCGCTTTTGGAGAACCCCATGTGCTCGTCATATTCCCGCCTGTATTTCATGGCCTGGGCTTCATACTCGCGCCGCTTCGATGAGTGGTCCACCGAATCGGCCTGAATGGTCGAATCCTGGTCCTGTGCATAGGCCGCCGCCAGTATCCGGCAGTAGAGGCTCGCGGCCAGCTTCTGCACGGGCTTCTCATCGGCAGCGGCAATCGTGCAGGCGTCGTCGTCGATACTATGGCGGCCGGTGTACGTTATCCGGATCGTCTCGGCGGCGCCCGGCTTTATGCCCAAAAACCGCAGCACATCGCCGGCCGGCTTGCTGTAGATGGTCCAGTCGTCCTCTCCCAGGCGGTTGACCGTCGGGTTCGAATCATCGACCGGGTATTCGATGCCGGCCACCACGCTGAAGTCGTTTTCCCAGAGCGCCAGATCGGCCAGCGGATAATCGAACCCGCCGTTCCCCGGGATGTCCTCGACTATTCTGCGCGGCCGGTACTTCGAATGCACCTCCAGCGCCGCCAGAATGGCGTTGAGCTGTTCCGCCTCACCGGTCGGGTGAGTCCCCGGAACCAGCTCGTCGATTGCGCCTGTGTAGTCCTCCAGTCCGCTCATCAGGCGATAGTCCCGCCGTTATTTGCGACGATGTTCCAAGCGGTTCCGTCAAACACCATGACGCACCCGTCGCCAACCGTCCCGTCGAAGGTTATCTGAGTCCCGCCGTTGAAGTTTGCCGGTGTTATTTTTACTGAATCGCCCGCCGCCGTTTCGGCCGATATGGTGAATATTTTTACCTGCCCGATCACTCCGTCCGCCAGGGTGACGTTATCGAGGTCCGCGTCCCCGTTGGTGGTGATGATGGTCGAAAGCACCAAGAGCGACGCCGCCACCCCGTCGCTGGTCGCGGTCAGCTCCTCGGAGCTCATCAGAGCAAGGTACCCGCTCGCATTGGGCAGCGTGATGGTCCGGTCCGCCGTCGGGTCGGTCACCGCGACGGTGGTTTCAAAATCGTTTGCGGTAGCCCCTTCCAGGATTATCGGCGTGGCCCCGGTCAGGATGCCGAGCGCCGTCAAATTCGAGGTATCGAAATAATTCTGAAAGCCGAACACATACTCCGTCGCGCTGACGGCGAAGCCGATTTGCTGCGACCAGGCAGGGGCCACCTGAGTGATCGCCCCGGCTGTTTCCGAAAGATAGGCCGCGCCGCCCTCGGTAAGAGCACTGTATCCGCCGAAGACGCCGGCTGCCACGATCTCGACCTTATCCCCCGAGGCTCCGTCTTTCCCCACAATGCCAACCGCCGGCCGCAACAGGGCATCGCTCGCATCAGCCTGGTAGGCCTTGCCGTCGGCGGCCTTCAAACACACCACATCGCCCGTTGCCAGGTCCTCACCGGCAGTGGCGCCGAATCGCACCCAGGATTGCTTGACATACGCGCCGGCATTGGCCGCGCCGGCCATGACCAGCAGCAGCACCGCACACATAAGTGCCGTCAACCCGTATCTTCTCATTCCTCTCATTGGCTCATCTCCTTTTCTAATGGCTCAGGGCGGCCGCCTGGCCGCCCTCATGCGTTGATCTACGGCACTATAGCCTTATAGCCGGACCGGAAGTCCACCACCGTGCCGTTGAATTCGAACCGGATCTTGTAAACCACCCGGTCCCTGCGCAGCACATGCTCCGCGTCGGGAGCGTCGGCCACGAACATCTCGGGCTCGGTGCGCCCATTCAGATACCCCATCTCGACCATGTCGACCAGGCTCGGCGGAAGCAGCATCCCCCAATCGTTCGTATCCGTCAGGAGCGGAACCTGCACCGCATTGACCTTGCCGCGTAGCGGGTTGGGAATCTTCGTCGTGAGGTCGTTCGCCGTATAGTAAAAATCCTCGTTGGCGATCGCTTCACCGGTCTCCATGATATCTATCGGAAACACCAGATTGGGCTTCACCGTACCGTCCAAAAGCGCCAGCGGCTCCCCGCTGTCCTTCTCGGTGAAGCTCCCGAGAGCCTTGTATGCAACCAGCGCGGTGGCATGGCTCAGTGCCAGCACTCCAAGGTTCCCGTGCGGAACGGTGAACCAGGCGGTGCCGTCGCTGCAGTTGGTGTTGTTGATGAAAAAGCCCCACACATATTTTGCATGCGTGCGCCTGGCGGCCCGCCCCTCGCGCGCCACTCGCCGGCGGATCGCCCCCATGTCGTCGTTTATGATGGTGACCCGGGTCACCGTGAGCAGCCGGCCGCGCGTGGAGATCCGGTAAGTCGCCTCTTCATCGGTGATATCGGCCCCGTCCTGGTAATCCTGGACTTCGGGATCGATCTCCGGCAGGTCCGCGGGGTAGCCCATCATTACGGCTTCCTGCAGCCTGAAATCCTTCACCGGCTTCCTCTCGGATATGAGCAGCTCCTCTCTCCCGTTAAGCTCCAGGTAGTCCTTGATGAGCCGGCGATTCAAGGTGTTGCCCAGCAGAAAAGTAAACGTTCCGCTGGTGATTTCCTGGCTTACGCGAAGGTCCGCCGGCAATGCTCGCTTGTTGAAAACGCCCGATATTTCGTGGTCTCCCGAAACCAGTACGTAGAATTCACGCAGGCCGGAAACCCGCGGCACATCGTTGAAATCCTGTGCCTGGCTCACACGCAGCCCGTCAAAAATGGGCCGCCCGTCCAGCCGCTCCATGCGCGCAAAGCCGATCATGTCGTCACCGGTGATGCCGAATGACCGGTCTAGCGCAAACTGCACCTTTTCAATGGTCGAAAGCCCGACCCTCGCCCGCACCTGGTCTCCCCAGGGCGTCGGCAGTCCATCGGCCTGGGCCATTGCCGCCAAATAGTCGCGCTCTTCCTTGATTGCTGCCTCGATCTCCGTTTGAGCCGGCCGCTTTCCCTGAAACAGCGCCCGCACCCGCTTCATCGCCCGGGCGGGCAGCCCGCAATCGCGCAGCGTGTCATCCAGCAGCCGCTCGGCGGCCATCGCCGCGCGCTCTTCATCCAGCGCCTGTTTTATCCTGAGGTCCACATCCTCGGGACGGACCGGATCGGCATCGCCTCCGCTATTGCCGTTGCCATTGCCGGCCGCTCCGCCGCCGTCTTCCGGCGCCTGCATACATTGCTGCACCAGCGCCAGGACCTCCTCGTCCTTCATTGCCGCCAGCGCCGCGTCGTCTCTCCCGTTAAGGAGCTCCGGCCGGTTCTTCCTGATCAACCCGATAAGCTGTTCCCTGTCCATTCGATCCTCCTCTTTAAAGGCGATATGTTCGCCGGCCACGATGCGCAGAAACCGCCCTCCGGCTGCCGGCCTGGTAACTACATCCACTGAGCTCACCGATCGTATCTCGGTGGGCACCAGCACCTCGATGCCGTCCATCTCTACCGCGAAAGCCCGGCTCCTGGTATCTATCGAGAGCCCCAGCACCGCATCGTTGCCCGCCTGCTTGCCGGCCTGGATCGAGCGCGGCACCCATGCGCCGTCCGGCAGGAAGTTGACCATGCCGACGATGCCCATCCCGGCGCGGTATTCCGGGGCTTCACACCACCCGACTTTTTTGGCGGTGAGGTATCGTTTCACGTCCTCCAGCTCGCCCGCCGGCGGCACGCTCAAATGCCCGAAGTAGCCCGGCTTGACATCGTAGGCGTTGATGTCCACCCCGGCAAAGAGCGGCACCGACGCCCGCAGCACTTCCTCCGTCCAGAAATACGGGGGATGGGATTTCGACAGCCCCGGCTCGATGATGACCGCTTCCCACACCAGGCCCGCCGTATCGGCCATGCGCACCAGCGACACGGCATCCGATGCCGCCGCGCGAAACCTCAGCTCGCGCTCGACCGGCTGCATGCATTGGCGCAGCAGCCAGACCAGCTCGTCCTGGCTCATTGCCGCCAGCACCTCGTCGTTTTTCCCGTCCAGCAGCTCCGGCCGCCCCCTCCTGATCAACGCAATGATTTGCTCTCTATTCACGGCTCACGCTCACTTTTTGCTTTTCTGCTCGGGCTCGCCCGTCGCTTCCACCCTGGTCAGCTTCTGCACTTCCCGGCCAAGCCGCCAGGCCACCCTCTTACCGCCCCGGGTGAGCAGAATAACCGTGCCGGTCTGCTCATCCACCCTGCGTCCCAAAAGGTCCTTTTCCTTTACCCCGTATGCCTTGCAGGCATCGGCTACCATTGCCTCCATGCTCTTTGCTCCCTGCTCCATGATCTTTGCTCCCTGCTCCATGATCTTTGCTCCCTGCTCCATGATCTTTGCTCCCTGCTCCATGATCTTTGCTCCCTGCTCCATGCTCTTTGCTCAATCGTAGATCGCGCGCGGTTGATATGCCGTCGGCTCCCATGCCTGCCCCTTCTCCCACCCGGGGAGCGTCAGCACATGGCTTCAGCCGCAGTTCACCGTTTCAGCGGCCGGCAGGCCGGGCGCGTGAGGGTAGGGGATATTGCCCGGAAACGGCTGGTCGAACGGCACGGTGACACCGTGCAGAGCCCTATGGTGCGGCCGAGGGCGGAACTTCCCCGAGCTGATCCACTTCTTCATCCATTCCTGTTCCTGGCTCGCATCGACCACCGCCTCCATCCTGCCCTCGCGGGCGGCGCTGTTGATGCGCCCAAGCTCGGTCCGCGTGATCGTTTCCGCCCTGCTCGCGATGTTGCGAAACACACTGCGCTCCTCAAGATTGCGCCCGATCGCCTGCATCACTTCCCAGGGGCTTTTCCCGCCCAGCACTCCCATCGCGATTTCCCGGTTGATTTGCGACCTGGCGCTGTCCGTGAGGTTCCGGATCAAATCGGCCGAATACCCCTGCAAAATTTCCAGCGCTGCGCGGGAAATCTCCGGCGCCTGAAACCGGATACCGACATAATTGAGCGGCCAGTCCACCTGGTCGATGCCGGCATTCCAAAGGTTCACGCCGGCACTATCGAACCGCTCCCCGTATTGCTGCCGAAGCTTTTCCGCGGCACTTCCCACCGCCTCTTGCATCTGCGGCACGTAGTAGACCTTCCAGTCGCTATCCAGCACGATGGCGGAAACCTCCCTGCGCACTTCATCGAGCAGCGCCAGGGCGCGCTCGACTTCGG